AGGTGCAAAAATGAATAAAAAGGAAGAGGAGAACAAAAACAAAGAGGGGGAAGACTAAGCTTCCCCTATCTCCTTTATTATTATATATTGTTTCCTGCAAGGTTGATAAGATAATCAACGACCTTTGCATTTGCCTTGTTGATATTGGTATAATCCTTCTGGATATAAATATCGGTTATGTCTAAGTCCGAAACATGGTTAAGAGCTTCATGAATCGTATATTTATCTATCCCCAGTTTATTTCTTGCTATTGATGCCCAAGTATGACGGGCTGAATAGAAGTCAAAACGAGGTATTCCCAACTCGTCCGCTATATAATGCAGACCTTTGTTGATATGCTTGTTGAAGCTACCCGAATTGGAATACTTTATATAGAAATCAAAAACCCTAGATGTTCCTTTGTACTTTTTAAATAAAGGTTTTATAACATCAGGTACTTCTATTTCTATGTGGGCGTTGTCCGCTCGCTTATCCCTAGTCTTGGCTCTGTCATATGCAAGCACACCATTCTTGTATTGCGTACATTCATACATATCAACAGAATTCATTCCCATCATACAGAACGACATAATGTAACAATCCCTAGCCATACCGATACGCCTTGTACCTTTGAACTTAAACACCTTGACAAGGTTCTCTTCACTGATTACCCTGTTCTTTGTGTTAGGTATATCCTTGGGAATAGAGAATTTCTCAAAAGGATTATTGGTAATCACTTTCTTATCATCCGTGTTGTATTCCTTAATAGCCTCATTGAACAAGTGACGGATATTGCCAAGGTATAAAGACTGTGCTCTAGGATGCCCATCGAGATAATCTTTATATCTATTAAGGAAACTATAGTCTATAAGCGAGAAAGGCAGTTTTCTGCATTGATTAAAACGTTCCAAGGAGTTCAGCATTATAGAATAATTCTTCTTTCCTTTATTGGTGGAACGTTCTATCCATTTCTCTGCATACTCGAAGAAATCAAGAGTTTCGCTTTCTTTTGTTATATGCGAGAAAATCCAATCAATATCTACATCCTTGCCTAACAAGTCAATCTCTAGGTCATATAATTTATCCTTAAGGAGATTTATCTTGTCATCAATCGCCTTCTGTATCTTTCGGGATGAAATCTTCCCGCTTCGTGAGACGTCACTATCAGTCAGAACGATATTGGTAGGAATTCTTCTTCTCTGCCCCTTGTGTGAGACTACGATAGATACCTTTCTAGACTTATCTAGCTTTGGTTTTCCAAGTTCATATGTTATTGTTGCCAT